ACTAAGCTACAAGAATCTATAAATGCTAGAGCACAAATGGATAGAAGTATTCTAAAACCATTAGACGAACAAATCACAGAAACATTTAACAGATTGGCAGATAAGATTGAAAGCCAAGAAGATTAGATATACAATGTAACCAAAATTAAATATTTTAGGAGTTGTAATGGTAACAGACAAACAACCTGAGAATTCAACATCTCCTGACTCGCAGCCAGAAATTTCTGAGCCTGCTGAAACTACTTCAGGCATTGTAGACAATACTGACCCTGCTGTGAACGAACAACTACAGCAACAAGGATTGATACAAAATGGAGCAGAGCAAGCAGAACCTACAGGAACTTCAGAGCCCGAATCAGTCGGTGCAGAACTACCTCAAAGCGTTGAGCCAACAACGAGTGTTGAAGACTCTCGTTCTTATTCGCAAGATGAATGGAGGAAAGCACAATCATCTTACGATAAACAAATAGCAGACTTGCAAAAGTCCCAACAGGAATTGCAGGCACAATTGCAACTGAGTCAATCAGAAGCAACGATAGAAGCTAAGAGAAGAGAACTTCAACAGCAGTATGAGATGCAAGGATATGCTCCTGAGCAGGCACAACAACTTTCTACGCAAGCTGCATCACAAGAGAGGCAAATGCTTCAGATACAGCAGGAGAAAGAAAGACTGCTTGCAGAACAGCAGCAATTATCTCAATCATCAGAACATACTGCAAAGGTAGCAACGGCAAGGCAATTGCTTTTGGAAAAGGGCATTAAGCCCGAACAGAAAGTAGGCAAGAGCACAGCTTATGATGTGTTAATGTCAACTGTCGACCCAACTGCAATGCAGTCAATGGCTGAAAGTATCGCTGACTTAACAGTCCAGCAGCAACGTGTACTTGATGCACAGCAGAGCAAGGTACCGAGTACGGGACCTTCGCAGGAACTTCAGTCAGGACAGCCTTCGCCTGCAGCACCATTAAATGAGAAAACTTTAATGGAACGCTACTTAGCAGGTGACAATGACCCGAAGGTTATTGAATATGCAAGAAGAGTAGCTTCCGGTGACATATAGGAGATAAACGAATATGGCAACCACAGCAACTACTGGGAATTTAGAAAATGCCCAGAACATAATAATTACTGCTGCTAGGTTTACTGAAGAGCACAATGCTCCTGCTATGGCTTTGATTGAGCAAATGAATTTGCCAAAAGGGGCTAAACAGGTAACTGTGCCAAAAGTAGGTCAAATGACTGTTTCTGATTTAACTGACGGATTCGACATTGTTGATGAAGAAGAAATCGGAATGACAACTGTAGACCTTACTGCTTCAGAAGTCGGAGCAAAAGTAATTCTTACAGATAAACTAATCAGGCAATCTGCAAACAACATTTTTTCAATTGTAGGTAGACAGCTTGGTGATGCAATGGCAAGAAAAAAGGACACTGATGTCCACGCATTGTACTCAGGATTAAACGGTGGAACTACCTTTGGTGGTTCTGTATCTATGAGTCTTGCAAACGTAGCAGGTGCAATCGCAAATGCTAAAGGACAAAAGTTTGGTTCGCAGATTTACATCTTGCAACACCCTTTTGCAACCTTTGACATTGCTAACACAGCAGTAACAGCAACAGGTGCAGCAGCCGGTATTCCGGATGGTTTTGCAACTGACTTGCTACAAAACTTCTTCTCAAACATTAGACCACTAAACGGTGTTCCAATCTTTGAAGATGGAAACTTAGCAATAAGTGGAAATGATGCAGTTGGAGTTATTGCAGACAAATCAGCACTAGGTGTACTTAAATCAGTAGACACTAGAACTGAAAGACAAAGAGATGCTTCAATGAGAGCAACTGAAATAGTAATTACAGCAGACTATGGTGTGTTTGAAATTGACGATACAAAGGGTGCACCTTTGACATTTGATGCTTCAGCACCGGGTACATCTGCATAACATAAGGAGATAGATGGATACTAGAGAACGTCAAGAAAAGAGACAAGAGTTAGTAGCTTCGGGCTACGCTTGGGACATGATTGATAACTGGCAAGCTAAAACAGAATTGTATTGGCACATCGATAAAAAGAATGCTAATGGAGGAATTGGTTTTAAAAAAGGCACAGTGATTAAGAATGTACCGGGGACACCTGATTACTTACTTAAGATGGCTCGTAAAGGGGCGTACTCTTATCCACCTACTACCGATTGTGAATGCAATCATTGTAGTTATGAAAGAAAAAAAGAAGAGACAGAGAATGTAAACATTGACCGAGTTCCTGTCTCTTCTTCTAAAAAACAATCATCGGTTGGTGACGGGGTGTATAAGAAACCCGAGGAAAATAAGGAGGCGATATAATGTCATTTCCAAATACTATAGCCGGTAAATACGGCTGGGAGAAAGATGAGACAACAGACCAAAGACATCCTTTGGGAACTACTATGACTTTTGTTGATGGTAGAAGATACAAGTATGTTGAAGCTGGTGGCTCAAACATTGAAGAAGGTTTATTGGTAGCTTCAGAAGCAGTAGTGGGAAACCACGATGAAGACCTTGTAGTTGCTACAGGTGCTTCAGCAGGTGGAACTACAGTTGAAGTTACACTTGGTGGAACTGCAGCAGCAGAAAACCTTTACAAAGAAGGATATATATTCTTCAACTTAGAAAGCCCATCTAACGCTTACTTTTACAAAATCAAATCGCATCCAGCGATTTCATCTTCAGGCAGTGGTGTAATTACTATTGACGAAGAAGATGGTTTTGAAGAAGCAATCGTTGCTGGAACAGACAAAGCAGGTCTAATTAAGAGTCCTTACAAGGACATCGTAGTTGCTCCTGCAGCAGTTGCAGGAAGATTTGTTGGTGTCACAGTCAGAGATTTGACTGCAGGCAGTTACGGATGGGTACAGACAGCAGGAATGTCAGTTGCAAAAATTGACGGTACTCCTGCAGTTGGTACTTTAGTTGGTGCTAGTTCAAACCACGCAGGACAATTATTAGCAGTTGGAGCAGATACTACTCCAGCAATTGCTAGACTGCACGGTAAAGCCGGTGTCGACAATGAATACCACACTGTATTCTTGATGAACTTAGACTAAACATCTAATGGCATAAGTGGGAGGATTGTTTCCTTTCGGTTCTCCCACTTACTTAAATTATGGTTACAGATTATAACGGAAACATAGATGGACTTTGGACCCCACCGGGTTCAGTTGTAACTCGTGTCGTAGACTTAGGTGGAGACACAGGTGCAAAGGTTTATCATTTTAAAGTCAAGGACCCTGTGACCGGTAAACTCTTTGAACTAAGGGTGCTTGGAGACGACACTCATAGTAAAGCAGAGATAGAAGACTTAGCAGGTAATGCTTATGAAAAATGGCTCTTAGACATGAGAGAAAAAGAACATAAGAGAAAACCTACAGCAGAGGAAAAAAAAGAAATTGGTAAAATCATCCGTGAGATGAAAGAATATTGGAAGAAGAGGAATGAGTCTTCAACTGGTAAATTATATTTTGAAGGAGCCAAATGACATTACAACAAGTACATGATAGTTTAAATATCCATAGTTCATCCATTCCTATTTATTTGGAAACAAGTTTTACGGCTGATGACACAGACAATCATGATTTTATTTTTAGTGGGAACGGTAAATCCGTTCAAACAATTCATGTAAACAACGCAAGTAACCAGACTGCAACTATAACTTTATACGGTTGTCAGTCTGAAAGTTCAACTGTCGGTTCCACAACTGCAGTTGAGATAGGTTCGTTTACAGTAGCAGCAACAAGTGGAGGCTATGAATGTTGTAGTGACCCATTTCCGTATTACATTGTAAGGATTGCTTACAGTTCTACACCAGATGGTTCAACTACTAAATTATTTATAAACACAGGGGTGGATTAAATGTTAGGAGTAAAAGCTGCCAGTCTTGGCAAGATGGGAACGCACACACTTGATGGTGCTTCTCATACAGATGTAACAAGTATGTCTGAGGCTAAAGGTGATATTTTAGTCTACACAGGTAGCACTTGGGATAAATTAGCAATAGGTACGAACAATAAAATACTTATTGCAGACTCAAGCACATCAACAGGTTTAGCTTGGTCAGAAGATATTACGATTGGTGGTGACCTTACAGTATCTGGTGACACAATCACAGCAAACGTTGCAACCATTCAGGTTGAAGACAAAAACATGGAGTTAAACAAAGTTGGTTCTCCTAGTGATTCTAATGCTGATGGTGGTGGTCTAACGATAAAAGGTACTTCTGATAAAACAATTACATTTACAAACGCTACTGGTGACTTTGATTTCTCAGAAAACGTAGACATAGCCAGTGGTAAAACATTTAAAGTAGCCGGCACTACAGTTCTATCAAACAATACTTTAGGTAGTGGAGTTACATCTTCATCACTAACAGAACTTGGAACAATAACTACAGGTGTTTGGAACGGTACTGCAATAGGTTTAGCTTATGGTGGTACAGGACTTGTCGGTGCTACAGACGGTAAGATAGTCGTAGCAGATGGCTCAGGTGCTCCAGTGGCAGTTCAAGCTATGACTGCTAACGATGGTACCTTTAAACACGAAGTAGGTGGTATTGAGGCAGATATATCAGCAATAGCCAAGGGTGGATTAGTTGCTGGTTCTGGTACTGGTTCAATGGCAATCAGAACTGTTGGAAGTAATGACCATGTGCTTACTGCAGACAGCAGTGAAGCTACTGGTATGAAATGGGCAGCAGCAGCATCAGGTGCAGTGACTGCACTAAACAATGCTACAGCAAACGAATTAGTAACAGTTGGTTCTACGACAACAGAACTAGATGCAGAAGCTAACCTTACATTTGATGGCTCAGGAGACCTTGAAATAGGTGTTGGCTCATCTGGTGACCCTAGAATAACATTTGACATAAACAGCACAGATGAGTGGACTATTGGTGTTGATGACGATGATAGTGATAAATTTAAAATAGATACTGGTGGAACGGTTGGGTCTGCAACAAAACTTTCAATTACCTCTGGTGGTGATGTAGTAATAGCAGGTGGTTTAACAACAGGAAGTACAACAGCTTTAAACTCAAGTGGTTTAGTTCAAGTTGCAGCACAAACTAGCATTACATCACTTGGAACACTTACTGCATTAGATGTAGACCAAATTAATTTAAACGCAAGCACACTAACAATAACTGACAGTAGTGATACTGGAGATAAAGTTACAATTGCAACAACAACTCATGGTGCAACAACAGTTACTACTACAGACGATGATGCTACTGCAGCACATCTTACTTTTGATGTAGACGGTAATATGGTGTTTGATGCACATACTGGTGTTTACACTTTTAGAGATGGTACTTCTGATGCTGATATTCTTTCAATAACAGAGGGTAACTCTGGTGATGTTACTATCAAAACAATTACTAATGCCAAAGACCTTATATTTACAGACAATGGAGATAACACAGGACTTACAGTAAAAGATGATGCAGCAGGTATTGTTGTTCCCGGTGAAGTAATGACTACTAAAATTAGTTTTACTGACGGTGATGATGCAATAACTATAGCAGATGGTGGAGGCACAACTTTTGGTGTGTCAGCAGCATTTTCTGCAGGTTTAACTACAACAACTGTAACTGCATCAGGAACAGGTGACCATCAAGGTATTGTTGTGACTGCTGCTGATACTGTAGCAGATAACGGTTTAGGTAACCAAAAAGGTATTGGGCTTATTGCAACAATGAGAGCAAAGACTGGTATTGACATTGGTGAACTACTACACATTGACAGCAATGGTGATTTAGATGAAGCACACGCAGATGCGAGTGCAGATATGCCAGCAGTAGCAATTGCTCTTGAAGCAAATAATACTGGTGGTGATGCAAACATAAAAGTATTACTTCAAGGATTATATAGAGATGATAGTCAATTTAGTTTTACGGCTGGCTCACCAGTATTTGCAGACCATGGAACAGAAGGTAACTTTACTCAATCAGCAACTACAACTGACGGACAATTTATCCAGAGAGTAGGTATAGCAGCCACTGACGATATGATTTACTTTAACCCTAGCTTGGATGTTATAACGAGGGATTAATGGCTAATCAGGTAAAACAATTTAATGGTGTTGATATAGGAGACATTAAAGAAATTAATGGTCTTACTGATGCAAACCTTAAAAATTTAAATGACCAAGAGTTTCAAGGTTCTACAGATGCTCAACTTATAGATTTTTCTACTCAAGAAGCAGATGGTACTGCAATAGATGGTGGTACTGGATTTAATACTGACAGGTCTGAAGGTATTTCACTTGCTTTTGACCCTGATACTAATCAAGTTATTATTGCTTTTAGTGATAGTACAAACAGCACTAGAGCCACAATTAGGATTGGAACTATATCGGGAACAACAGTTACATTTGGTGACAAAATTGTAGTTAATAGCAGTCACACTGGAGTAGTAAGCACAGGTTGTCACTATGACCAAGTTAATGATAGATTAATTGTGGTTCAGTCTGACCCATATTCAACTTTTTTTGGTGATGGTGGTATTTATGCAACAGCATTTGAATTAAACTCAAGCAGAGGTGTTGATACACATGGCACTACAGTAGAGGTTTTTCAAAGTAGTAGTGGGCATGGAGTATCAAATAATAATCTTTCTGAAATACAAGACCACGATGGAATTGTAGACGTATTATACGAAGATAAAAGCGATGGTGATGACAACTATATTACTACGGTTAGAATTAATGATGCTTCTGCTTGCAGTTTAACAGTAGGCTCTGCTGCTGA